AAAAGATTGGAATTATCTCTTATAGCAGTTCTGATATTACTATTGAGGTCATTTAAATTACAAGTAAAGACATTCGAGTTAATATCAATCTTATAATTTAAATTACTATTGATAGTTAATAAATTGCTGTTCAAAAGATTGGAATTATCTCTTATTGTTATGATATTACTATTGATATCCTTTAAATTACAAGTAAAGGCATTCGAATTGATATTAATTTTATAATTTAAATTAGATAAATTGCTATTAATTTTGTCATATAAACTTGTGCTATTTACATATATATCAGTACAATTAATAATTCCATTTACATCTAATTTAAATAAGGGATTACTATTGGCGATACCAACGTTACCATTGGAAGTAATTATAAATAAATTACTATTATTACTATTAATCATAATAGGATTCGCAGAATTACAAGAAGTTATAATGAGATTGGAAATGCTAAGATTATTATTTATATTAAAATTAGGAACGTTATATAAATATTTAAAATCAATAATATTAGAAACATTTGAATTATTATTGATAAAGAAATTCAATTTATTGTTGCTAAAACCCAAATTAATATTATCCAATGTTGACGTACTGCCAATGGAAACTCTCTTTGAATAGATATTATTCAAATAAACATTTGTATTTCCGATTGTGTATAGATTATCATCCGCTGGTATGATACTTCCGTTAATAATGGAATTATTATAAATTAATGTTCCATTTACTCGTAAATTATTATTATAAATATTATTCACTATAAATTTATTACTTGTGCCTATAGGAATCGTATCAGTTGAAAAGTTAGCAATATTATTAAGATTGATATTTGTGATATTATAACCATCACCATAATAATAATTGGCATAAGCAAATCCATTAACGTGAAGATTATAAGAAGGGTTCAAGACATTTATACCAACATTGGAGCCCACTATAATAAAAGGACAAGCTCCACCAGCAAAACTAAGAGATTTATTGGATTGTACATTTATATTTAATTTAAAAGGCTGATTACAATTATTAATTACATTTACATTCGAAGCATATGTATATTTAGTATAAATTTTGGCATAATTCGATTGAAGATTATCAATACTTTCTTTATAAATTTGATTAATATTCAATTCATCAATGAAAACATTCGAAGCACGTATATCACCTACCACTGTTAAATTAGAATTATAAATATCATTTACAATAAATTTATTACTTGTACCTTCACGAATATTATCTGCAGTTACAATTGTATTTAAGGCTTTGAATAAATATTGACTTGCATAACTTTCTTTATAATAACGATTAACTATCCCTTCGGGAATATAATCAGTTGAAATATTACTTAAAATAGATATCACTTTAGGATAAGTAAGATAAAAATTACTGGTTCCTTCCTTGATATCATCCGTTGTTTTTGTATTTAAATATTGATTAAACCGATTTACATTTAAATAAAGATTACTGGAGCCTTCTTTAAAATCATCACTTGTTTTAAAACGAATAAGATTACTTAAGATGTTACTAACATTACTCGAATTAAAATAAAGATTATTACTGCCCTCCTTTAAGTCATCTGTTGTTTTTAATTGAAGAACATAATTGAAATTACTGTGAAACCTCTCATTGGTATAATAAAGATTACTTGAACCTTCTTTGATTAAATCAGTATTTAATTGATTTAAATATCTTTGAATGTTTGAATTGGCTCTTTCATTAGTGAAATAAAGGTTATTTGACCCTTCTTTAATATCATCAGTTGTTTTTAATAATAGTTTTTGAATATTGGAGGCATTCATAAATAAATTCGAATTGCCTTCTTTTAGATTATCAGTAGTAATAACATTAAAAGTTCTTATAATTGCGTTTGATAAATGATTGTTATTAAAATAAAGATTATTACTGCCTTCTCTAATATTATCAGTAGTTATATTTGAAAAATTGGCAATAAAAGCATTACTATCCCGTTCTTTTGTATAATAGAGATTTAATACTCCTTCTTTGATGAAATCAGTATTTATCTCACTTATCAACTTTTTAATAACATTTGAAGTTCTTTCATTTGTAAAATAAAGATTACTTTTGCCTTCTCTTAAATCATCTGTAGTTTTATCACGAATACTTAGATTTGATAATTTACTTCCGTCACCTAAAAGAAAACCTCTCACATAAATATTCGAAGCCACAATTGAATTTAAAAAGACATTACTTGTGGTCATTAATAGACTTGCGTCAGTCCAAGACATAATCCCATTGCTATCAGTTGTCATCATAAGACGAGATACCACTTTTGGAATAATTGGAAGGGTATAAGTGATATTACTTGTTAATAATTCGGGGGCTTTCAAAGTGATTCCATTACTATTATTTTTAATGGTAACTTTACCTGCTGATACGCCATTTTTGACATATAATGAAGTGTCATTAGAAATGTCAATGATATCATTTGAATTATAGCCAATTATTATGGGTGTCGATGATACCCCTAAATAAATTCTATTTTCATCTCTACACAAAACATTATCAATATTTAATAAAAATCGATTATTAATATTATTACCAATTATAATTTGATTACTATTTAACAACTCACTTGAATTATTATTACCGATAATGATACTTTTACTTATATAGGTATTTGGATTTGTGGCATTATCTTTACCAATAATAATAGATTCAAATATTGGATTTTTGCTATTATTCGCACCAATAACTATTGAATTATCACCCACAATTGAAAAATTCGAACCAAAGGCAATATTATTAATACCGAGGACGTTTAAATTCTTTCCTTGTGTAATTCCAAAATTATTAATATCATAAATGTCTCGACTAATTATGAAATCTTTAAAATAAATTTCAGTTACATCATTTACAAGACTTCCAATTGTTTTTATATTCGATGATAAGTAATATTCCAATCGAACATTGTTAGTATCCACCAATTCATCAGTAGTAATTAAATTACTTATTTTTGTGAAAACATTAAAACCTAAATTGGGATAAGTAAAACTTTTAATTTTTACATCATTATTATAAAAACTTAAATTAAAATTATAGGTATTGGCTACAAAGGGATATGGAAATTGAACACGAGGACAAGCAAAAAAACTAACAGTTGTTCCATTACTTATCATTCCGCGAGTAATATCATAGCGCAAATATTGATAATCATTTTTATAAGCAAATATCTGATTGGAGCCGATTGGATAATTTTTATAAATGGTATAATTGATGGAACCAAAGTAATTATAAAAATGTGGATTATCAAAAAGGAGTTTGGAATTATTCATAACAACTGTTCGTAAATCCAATGTTTTAATGTTAGAGCCCTCAAGTTTACTTAAATGATTATAATAATAATCACGAATGGGTGTAATATTTGAACTACTCGAATAATTAACCACAAAAGTCGAATACTCAACACTTATGATATTATCCTTAATGGGTGTATTATCATAGATAAATTGGTCTTTTAGCACAATTGTATTACTTGAAATTATATTCATTTGAATTGTAATATTAGTCTTGCTTGCGAAATAATAGCCATAAGAGCAATTTATGCGAAAACTATCAAAATTACTTGTATTATTATAGTTTTGATAAATAACATTACTTATATTTGTAATTGGAATAGAGGCAATTGGGTTTCTATTTATATCACTAATAAAACCATTATTAGGTTTATCAATGAAATTTACGAGGATTTTTGAATAATCATCAGATGTTACATTTAAAAGATTTTGAGTAATTTTATTTCCAATATAAACAAAATCAAAAGCAATAATATCAAAACTAATTACATTTGATTTAAAGAAAAGTTCTTTAGCAGGTTTAAGAATGATAGGGTTATTGCTTATTTCATTTAAATTGTCAAAGGTTCTATTAAAATAAAATTGAACTTCTTTGCCATAAATAACCTCGTCTTTAATGAAAATCACAGGTGTAATACCACAAAAATCACTCACGAAATTAAAGGTTCCATTATTTGCGATATATATGAGATTATTTTTATTAAATTCAATTTTATCGACAAGAGTTGTTTTGAAGGTTCCATATAGAGGTGGTGTGGAAATTAGATATTTAAGTTGATAATCACCAGAATTTAAAATGAGACCATTATTTCCATCAAAAGAAATAGCTTTAGTAATTATATCTAAAATTGGTGGCGCAATCCTTCGAATAATAGTGGTAGGAACAGAAATAGAAGTATTATTATTTGTAAGATTATAAGATTGTCCGACTGTTAAATTACAAGTATTTATCAAATTACAGGTATTAATATCATAACTATAATTCACATCAATAAATGAATTACCTTGAATAATTATACAATCCTTACGTAAAACAGGAGCAATAAAATCAGTAATTAAGTTCTTCCTTTCAATTTGATTATTAAAAGTTAGTAATGGTTGTATGTAACCATTCGAATAAATAGTAGAATAATCATCAAGATTGTAAATCAAGTTTTTTAAATTAGGGTCTTTTGAGCCATTATGAAAGAATACCTTTCCAGCTTTTACAATTAAATTATTACCGATAGTGTATAAATTAGCACCTAAATTACTACTATAATAACCAATTATGATATTACTCATACCAATATTTTCATTATGATGACCAATTGTAGTAGATGTGGAGGATGTATAATTGTCACCAATATTAATTAAATTGCTTGTATTTCCTCCATTGAGATTATAACCAATAATAATATTTCTGTCTCCATTTACCAAATTAGAGCCTGCCCTGTACCCCAATAAAATTGAATTCTCAACTTCATATGCGTTATAACCAGCGTTTTCACCAATGAAAACGTTATTTGCATATTTGAGAGTTCTACCACAATAATTACCAATGCGGACGGAGTCAAGTGACCTTGTTTGAATATCATTATAAGTCAAGATACTCGTATTTCCGGAAGCGGAAATTTTACTTAAACTATCCGCACTCATAGTAATATTTAATATTTACTATTAAATAAAATAAAAATTAATTATCTATATTTATCTATTTAATTATATAAGGCTTTTTATTAATAATTTTGCTATTTTCGGGTATATCAAAATGGAATAAATGGTTAAGTTTAAATAACATTTCAAAAAACTTTTTATCTGAATCCCCAAATGTAGATAAATATCTATTTTTATATTCAAGGATTTTTTGAACAATATTTAAAGGTTCATTATAGTAATACTTATAAAAAAATGAGACAATTCTAAAATAATCCTCGAGACGTCTCTTTTTATTATAATCTTGTTTCACTAATCCAAAATCCCATATCATCCATATATATCCAAGATTTTTCACATAAATATCTTTTCCATAAATATTATAATGAAAATAACCTCCTGGTTTAATCTTATGAAATAAAAAGTTTTTATAATGACAATCATTATGAAATGAACCTCCGGTAAAATAGTGAAATGATAGAACCGCTAATAATATCTGTTGTAAGGCATTGGCAATCAATTGAGGATTTGTATTATAATCCAACAAGAAGTTTTTAAAATTACCACTCACCAATTCATTGACCGATATTAAATAATCATTATTTTTTATTAAATTGGGTAATGATGATATTAGTCGTTTATTATCACAAGACATTACTTTATAAACAATTAAGAAATGAGGACTTTTATCCTTTATCGTTACATTGGATAATTTGGTTGCGATTAATATCTCATTATAATTACTAAATGATACTGGTGTAAGTTTAGTTGCGAATTTATAATTATCAGTTGATGTTGTTAAATATACGATACCATACCGACTATTACTACCTATTCTGTGTTTGAGAATTAAACGATTATTGGCAAATAAATATTCGACTTGATTGCTTTTTCTGTAAACTGGATGTAAACATTCCTTTTTACTAATTTTATTAAAAGAAGTTCTTGTTTTATTATATAAATAATGTCTATTATAATAATCACCTATATTTATTATTGTATTTTTTTTACTAAATGTCCTGGAATTTGTATTCATATCTAATTTAGATTAATAAAAATATTAATATTCATACCATTTCTTTTTCTTTTTATTTTCTTCTGAATTAGAGCTGCTTTCATTTCCGAATAACTTTTGAAACCAACCCTTCTGTTTTTTTGGTGGAACTTTGGCTTTAATTTCTTCAATCTTTTTCATTAATTTATCATCAAAATATTTCTTTGCTTTGGGGTCAAGAGATGGAACTGATACCTTCAATTGACCTTTGTTTAATGAAATTGATTCAGGAGCACTCATATGTCCCTCATATCTATTTTTTGCTTTATTGCCAAAAGAAAAGGAATCGGATATTGGTTTTACACCTTTACCTTGATTTTTAATATCTGCTTGTATTAATAATTCAATTTCCTTTCTTGTAAGATTTTTAGCATATTTTTCCGGATACATTTCTCTATGTCTCTTATCAGACTCTTGTCGTTTTAGCATTTCAACTCGTTTATTCAATTCATTATCAATCATTGGTGCTGGTTCTCGCGCTTTAAACCAATCAAAAATACCTTTCTTTTGTGGTTTTTTAAATTTAAGATTGGGATCACTTAGTCTTCTTTCTTTGGCGGCTTTTTTGCTTAATGACATAGATATTGCGTTTTTCTTTCCTTTTCTTGCATTTGCTTGTTGTAATAATTCAATTTCCTTTCTTGTAAGATTTTTAGCATATTTTTCCGGATACATTTCTCTATGTCTCTTATCAGACTCTTGTCGATTTAGCATTTCAACTCGTTTATTCAATTCATTATCAATCATTGGTGCTGGTTCCCGTGCTTTAAACCAATCAAAAATACCTTTCTTTTGTGGTTTTTTAAATTTAAGATTGGGATCACTTAGTCTTCTTTCTTTGGCGGCTTTTTTGCTTAATGACATAGATATTGCGTTTTTCTTTCCTTTTCTTGCATTTGCTTGTTGTAATAATTCAATTTCCTTTCTTGTGAGGTTTTTGGCATATTTATCAGGATACATTTCTTTATGTCTCTTATCAGACTCTTGTTGATAAATCTTTTTTATTTTCTTATTTAATTCATTATCTATTATCTTAGAAGGTGGTTTATTTCTTTTACCTCTTATCCAATCAAACCATCCTTGTTCCTGGTCTTTTAGATATTTAATTTTAGATGGCGCACTAATGATTTTCCGAGAAGTAGCTTTTCGCTTTTCTTTCATAGGCGAGCTTTGTGTTATCGAGGCCATTTTACGTGGTTTCTCTAATTCCCTTAAAACCTCATCAATCTTATGTTGGGGAAATTTATGTCTAATAACCTTTACAGGTATTTTTCTTCCTTTATATTTCTGAACTTTTGCCAATTTATAAATTTTATTACCCATTTTAAAACGATTTACATCCTCTTTCTTTTCTGATGATTTAACCGACTCAGCCGATTCAAATGGAGTAGATGTTCTTTTTCCTTTCTTGGAGGATTCAGCAGACTCAAAAGGGGTCATTATTCCTTCCTTCTTAGATGATTCAAGTGATTCAAATGGAGTAGATGTTCTTTTTCCCTTCTTGGAGGATTCAAGTGATTCAAATGAAGTAGATGTTCTTTTTCCTTTCTTGGAGGATTCAGCTGACTCAAAAGGGGTAGATGTTCTTTCCTTCTTGGATGATTCAGCTGATTCGAAAGGAGGAGTTACTACTTTTCTTTTTCTTTTTAATTCTATGATAGGAATATCATCTGAAGAAATAGGTGGTGTTACCTTTTTAACTTTTTTAACAGGAAGTTTTTTAGTTGTTGTTTTAGTTGTTGCTTTAGTTGTTGCTTTATAACAACATTTAACATTATGTTTATTTGTTTTCATAACAGGAAAATCATCAGGGCATTTATTATTCACGGGTCTACGAGCTTTTGGGCAAGATTTTATATTTCCAACTTTTTTATTACTTTCATAATAATCACAAGCCTTCTTTTTTATTTCAGTAGATTTCTTATTATACTCTTCTTTACATTCATCTGATGTTTTTCCTGATTTACCACAATGGGATATAAATTGAACATAAGGGTTTGGTTTAATACATTTCGTTTTATCCTTAGATAATACGCACTTGGGCTTTTTACAAACAATAGGCATATTCTAATTATAATAAATATAAAGTTATTTATCATTACTAAAATAAATAGCTATTAGAGTTCCTATAAAAGCCATAATTATACCTATAATGGATTTAAAATTCAAATGTTTTTTAAAATAAAAATAGACTAAAAATAGAGAAAATATGGGTGCCAGGTGAATTAAAGTAATAGCAATAGGAAGATTAACTTTCGATGATTTTCCAATTGTATAAAACATTAAATAATCACCCAAAATGGTTCCAATAATAACAGCAACTATAGCATATTTAAGATAATAATAATTATCGGAATTACTAAAATATTCCAAAACCTCATTCCTATGAATAAGTGTTAAACTTAATCCAACTATTGTATAAATAAAAGCCACAATAATGAAATAGATATTTAAAGGCATACCCTCTAAAGCAATTTTTCCAAAAATACTATCACTACTATATGCGAGAGCTGCCAGGATACCAGAAAGAATATATATCATCGTATAATCTACTTATATAAGTCCTATATTTATTATCATCATTTATATAAGTATTTAACATTTGACTATAAGCATTTATCGGATTTATATTTAAAACACCCATTGTTATGATATATAAAGCAGTTATTACATAAGCAATTTTTAATGTTTGAACATCAAATATAGGAATTTTAAAGTTGGTTTTTATTAAAATGATTAAAATGGGAACAACTTTAAAAACCACATTTATAATCATAAACTTTTTAAGATTGTAAGCATTTGCTTTTTTATAAATTAAATATAAAAACTCCATAAATGTAATAATATAAGCAATAACCAATATCCAAAAAGGATTTGCAGAGGTAATATTAAGAATAAACAGAAGAAACCAAATAAAAAACCAATAGGTTATTATTTCAACCATTTTATCTATATTTAAGTTCATTTTTTAAATACTCCACTTCTTTTTTTAATTCCTTCAATCCTTCTAATAGAACAGGAACAAGCTTTTCATAGGAAATCGTCAAGTAATTTTCACCACTTTTCGATTGTTTATTTTCATTAATATCAAACGGGGCTAATGACACGACCTCTGGAATAACTTTTTCAGCATCTAACGCATTTAAACCAATTTCTCTATTATTACTATCAAAACCAAATGTTACCGCTAAATCATTTGGAGTATAATAAAAACCTTCAAGATTATTAATAATAGAAAAAGGTTTATCTATAATTCCAATTTTATTTTTAAGACGGATATCTGAGAACCCTTGTGTAACCGTACCTGAAACTCCCACATTACCAACTACGTGTAATTTATAAATAGGCTTAGTAGTTCCAATACCAATATTACCTGAATTATTATTATAAATATTAGACCCATCGTTAACGACCCAAGTCTTATTTAAATTATCAAATAAAACATTCGAGGTTACAAAAATATCTGATGTAGTTACGTATTTTGTGGTAGTTATATCATTATTTTTATTATTTAACTCAGCAATTTGTGAATTTGTTAGAATACCAGAATAAATTCGAAAATCATCTATATTCATAAAAGTGTTTCCAATAATCATACTGTTTCCAGTATAAGTTACCGAAACTGATGGAAAAGAAACTGTAGGTGTAAAAGTAATAGTTATAACACCATTTGAATAAACTTTCCATATTCCATCTTTTTGAATAACTATTACAACTAAATTCCATACATTCAAAGCACCTATATATATATTATCATTACGATAATTGCCTTGTGGAGTTTCAAATTGAATATCAACAAAATTATTTACTCCACTAATTATAATGTTATAATTTCCATTTGATGTAGTTAAATAAAAACGTAAATAATAACCTGATGTGAAATTACGATATCCGTAAATCCAAAAACTAATACTAATACCATTATTATTGTTGATTGTATTAATAATATCTACACCATTTGTTCGACTTAAGCTTTGACTTCCATAATTTAATTTTGCACTGCCTCCTCCTATGGCATATAAGCTGCTATCAAATGTTATTTGATCTAAATAATTTGCGGGAAAACTGAATGTTAGTGAATTACCACCCATACTATCAACTAACCAATTTGAGCTATAATCAAATTTAAACCATAGTAGTGGTAAAACAGCTACATCAATCTTTGAATTTGAAATTATTATATTATTATTATTTCGAATATTACTTGATATATTTATTTCAGAATTGATATCCAAGTTATATAAAGGATTTTTATTGTTTATTCCTATATTTGAATTATTAAAATAAACATTATAATTAGCAAAGGTATTTAAATTAATACTATTCTTTATTATTTCATTACTCGTAATGGATAAAACATTGGAAGTCACAAAGATATTCGATAATTGTGATTTTGAATAATAGTTATTGAGGGTATTGGTAAGTAGGTCATTACTCGTGATGGATAAAACATTGGAAGTCACAAAGATATTGGATAATTGTGATATGGTATAATAGTTATCGAATGTATTCTTAATGAGGTTATTACTCGTAGCAGATAAAACATTGGAAGTCACAAAGATATTGGATAATTGTGATATGGTATAATAGTTATCGAATGTATTCTTAATGAGGTTATTACTCGTAGCAGATAAAACATTGGAAGTCACAAAAATATTGGATAATTGTGATATGGTATAATAGTTATCGAATGTATTCTTAATGAGGTTATTACTCGTAGCAGATAAAACATTGGAAGTCACAAAAATATTGGATAATTCCGAAATAATATTTAATCTAATCTCATCAAAATTACTATTATTAATTAATAAATTACTACAATTTATTGTTCCATTTACATCTAATTGGTACCGAGGATTTGAATTATTAATACCTACCTTATTATCAATAACAATAAAAGGAACTTTAATATCAGCAGAATTATCTGCTGTATAACCAATCTCAATATTACTCAAACGTCCAATAACAGAAAGACGTTCAAAATCATAAACTTGAAAAACTTCTGTCAAAGGTCCTATTTTAGGTTCTAAATTAGACCTCAAATTTTCCTTATCCAAATCATTCACATTATTAGCTTTTAAAAATCCTGTAATTTGAAGGTTATTATTATAAAAGTTATTTTTAATAAACTTCTTAGTGGTTCCATTACTAAAGTTATCAGTAGTTATATTTGAATTTATAACTTTTAATAAATCAGCAATACCTCTGTTTTCATAATAATAAAGATTTGAGTTACCTTCTTTATATAAATCAGTATTCGTATTAAAAGAAATAATACCGGTGATTTGATTGGATGATTTATAATAAAGATTACTACCTTCACTGATTTTATCAGAAATAAGTAAATATTTATCCTGATTACTAATGTTACTAAAATAATCATTTGAGGTTCCTTGAATTATAAAATCAGCGGTTGGTATATTTGAATTAAAATAATTATAAATATTATAATCCGTGGCATACAAATTACTATTTCCCTGTTTTAAAAAATCTGTATTTATGAATCGAATATTTGAATTCAATAGTGATTGATTATAATAAAGATTGGATGACCCTTCTCTAATATAATCAGTATTACTAATATTAATGTTAATTAGACTTCCATTATAATAAAGATTGGAAGACCCTTCTTTAATAAAATCAGTATTTATATTTGACGGATTATAATAGAGATTCGAAACCCCCTCTTTAATGAAATCTGAGTTTAAAGTTAAAAGATAATTGGATGAATTACTATAATAGTCATTTGATGAATAAAAACGACCACCACGAATATCATCTGTAGTAATCAAACGTAGATTTGAATAAAAATTACTTGAATATTTATCAAAACTAAAATAATTATTACTATTTCCATTTTTGATATCATTAGTTGAAAATGATTGGATATAGGAATAAAAGATTTTAGAGATGGAATGAATATTGAAATAAAGATTATTTAACCCCTCTTTTAAATTATCAGTAGTATTATTACTTATATTAATATTTGTAATTAAACTACCGTCACCTGTCAAATTTGCACTTTCAAGGTTATTACAAATAATATGTTCTGTAGTATTAATATCAGTAATAACCGCTTTACTTAACTCAACCCATTCAAGATTACCATTTGCATCGGTAGATAAAAATGAATATTCATAGTTTGGTGCTAATGGTAAATTATAAATAATATTTTGATTTGTATTGGTTATAAATGAAATAGATGTATTAGTATCATTTTTAATTTTAAATACAGATGAAATAAAATTATTTCCCATATCAAGATTATTGGACGTGAAGTTATTAGATGAAGACCCTAAAATGATAGGTAAATCCTTATATATACCACAACCAATATAAATACCTCCATCATCTTTACATAAGAGGTCGTCTATATTTAAGGAAAATTTATTATTACGAATGGCATTTCCAATGACAATGGAATTATTTACAGTTGAGATATTTGAATTACCTATATTAACAGTTGCGTTAAGATTCGAATTATAACTGCCTATGGATGTTTCAGTTATTCCTTGATTAAATATTCCGATATCCAATGAACCATTACTATTTAAAAATAATTGGGGATGCTGTTTATCATTGGTAATAACAATTCCATTTGAATTATTACGAATATTATAACCAATATTAATACTTTCCGTATCGATTTTATTATTCGACACCTGAATATCACCAATACTTATAACCTTATCCCTATCTAAATATTCACTACCAGCATTCGCTCCAATGAATATTGAATTATTTAATCCAATTCCAATTTTACCTGCATTATTACCAATGATTAAATTATTACTTCCCTTATTTATTTTTGCTGCATATTGACCCATATAGATGTTATTAAAATTAAAAATAGAAAGGTCTGAAAAAATATCTGTTTTTACAAAACCATCAGGTGATATTTTACTCATATTTACCTATAAAAATAAAAAAAATTATATTTAAATAGAACGATGAATTTTAAAAAGTTTGTTAATATGGACGTTAATTTACAAGATTTTACAAATGTTTATAATTCCTATGCCAATACCAAAAATAATTTTGGAGGTGGGTATGTAAAGGTTAAAGATTTATTAAAACAAAACGGTGGCAAATTAAAGGTATCAAAAAAAAGCTCTAAAAAGGGAGGCGCTGTAGCTGACGCAGATGCCCGCAAAAATATTTTTTATGATTATCAACCATCAGGTAATATAACTAATGTAAATACATTCTCTGATTTAACTGTAAAACAACAAGCATCTCCTCAAATCTCTGCCACTTATAGAGGTATTTTTTAATAAACCTCGAGGTTATTATTGTCAGCAGGTCTATATTTCGTATCATCTAAATAATAAATGCCCTTCTTTTGATAAGCATATTTCTCCAGAACAATAATCATACCACGTGTATGTTTTTTAAAATCTTCAATTGTTTTTTTAATTTCATCATATGGATTAAGTTTATAAATATATTTTAGTTTTATGGGAGTTATTAAATAAGAGGAATATAATTCCTTTATTATTGCCGTTCTTGTATTCATAAAAGTCGAAAAGTAATCATTCATATCATATCTGTCTCCCAACATAAAGATGTATAATTTCATTAATTGTTCAAATAAAACAATTAAATTTGAAAATTTGTGTGAATCAAAAATCTTTATGAAACGGATATTAAATAATAAATCAATCATTTGCTTATCATTATTTAAATATGAAATCACATTACGTTCATTATTATTAGTATTGATATCAGTCTCAAGTGTGGTAATTTGATTTTTATAATTAATTTTGAGTTTATTATTATAATCCTCAATGAAATTATAATAATAATACCCAATGATAATAATAATGATGATTGCTATTAATATGGATGGATTTTTATTGGAAATAAGAAAGAAAATAAGCGCAAGTATAAAAATAGCAAAATAATAATTATAAATAATCATTAAATAGTTGCTCCGTCTATAAAATATATAACAAAAGATAATATAATTAAAATTATACCTATATAAAATAATCGCTTTTCGTGAAAAAAGATTTGCATAAAGGTTGTTAGATAGCTATCCTTATTGTAATTATCGAATACACGAATCACATCATTAATGATATCTATCATTGTCTGCATTGTATTTTGATAAAGTTCAATGATTGAAAAATTAAAAAAATCATTTTCATCTCTTCTTTCCGCTTTTTTGAGTATTTCAGGTATTCTCTCTAATAATTGATTAAACTTCTTTTCTACCTCTTGCTCAATTATTTTATTTTCACTCATTATTACTATTATAATATTAAATAATATTCATCATATCACTTGTTGATAATAACATTCGGCGACAACAATAGCGAGTTAAACCAAGATTATCCAATATTTCTTTTGAATGAATAGTACTGAAAAATTTATAATCAGGGTCATCATTAGTCTTTCCTTTTTTCTCCAATTTAGCCACCTCTTCAACATAATAATCATACTTATCAGCGATTACTTTAGCACAAGTAAAACAACGAATCGGAACAATCATTTATATCTATATTATACATATAAATATATCATTTTTTTTTATATTGTAAATATTAGATAATGGAAAGTAACCCCTTATATCGCTTATATATGCAATTAAATGACAAGATTGATTTATTAGCCGCACAAGGAGTTTCAGGTGCTTCTTCTTCTACTACCGATGTTAGTGATATAGTAGTTCGATTAAGACAATTAGAAAATCGTCCATCCCTCGAAGGTGTAATTCATCAATTATCAAACTCCATTGAAGAATTAAAAAGAGAAAATGAAAGCTTGAAGTCTCATTTAGAGTGTTTAAATAAATTTGAAAATATTGAAACACGTCTTTATAACATCGAAGTTGAACCCAAAGTTAATATTGAACCTCTTAATGCTCGTGTTGCTAATCTCGAAAATTCAGGTGTAAATGACATTGTAGCCAATCTTCAATCTCGGATGAATAATACTGAACAATATACTAATGTCATCCCTGATTTATCTTATCGTGTAAGTGAATTAGAGAAACGTCCTGAATTAAGCCAACGATTAAATGCTGTTGAAGCCACTGTCGCTGGTTTAAACTCCACGACGACTCCTTAAATAAGCTTTTACTTTTAATGGTTTTAAGTAAATTTAAGGAAAAGTCATATCTATATAATTATTAACAAATATGAAAACAGATATTGGAATTTATATAATAACATCCGAACATTTAAAATTACGATTTAATCATTTAAATCAGCAAATTGTTCGATTAAAGGGATTATTTGATAAGGCCGATTATAATTATCAATTCTTTCAAATTAATAATCCTTCATCGAATGAAATTGAAAAGAATTTGGATAAATTTAAGGATAGGGTTCAAATAAATAAAGATGAAATAGCAGATAATGATTTTAAAAATCTGGTATCACCTATAAATACCAGTCAACTATCAAACTTTATGAAACATCAGAAAGCACTTGAAATGATTAAAGATGGTAAAACTAAAATAAATTTTATTATTGAAGATGATATTATGGTTATTGATGAATTTGCAAATAATTTCCTTGATTTATTAGAAAAAATAAAAACACAGGATTTCGATTTAATATTTACATCAGTAGCCATTAATGATAATTCATCAGAGTTTAAGTTTATTAAATCTCTTGAATATTTCAAGGTTTTAATCGCAAAAAGCTCTTATTTTATTACTAATGACTGTGCTGCCAATTTACTAACTTATTTCGAAAAAATTAAATTTAATTATAAAATCAATATATCTTATTATATTTGGGAAAATAAGGAAACTGTTAAAAGTTTCATTTTTAATAAGAATCTTTTATTTGAAGGTTCTAAGATTGGCTTATTTTCGACAAGTATAAATAATAACAACTTTCTATATCAAAATGGGGAATATGTAAAATTGGCTCAGTTAATAGGAAATCACGAATATTTAGATGATGAGGTTGTAAAAAAAGCAGAAGAAATTTATAATTCCTCCGGTAAAAATAATCCAGACTTTCAACATTCATTGGGTTTGGTTTATTATAAAAATAAGAATTATAAGAAAGCCAAGGAAGTTCTCATTGAAGCCATTTTAAATTTAAAAAAGACAGATGGTTTTATTTGTCAACATAACGAAGCTCTTAATAATTGTATTAATATGCATCAATTTGAGCAGTCAGACATAGAAAACGTTTTAAAACTTCCTGGTATCTATTCATAAATTTGTATTAACTTTGAATTAACTTTAAATAAAACTGATTTTATTTTTATTCATTAATCATCACCAGAAAAATGAGCGATTTCTGCGAATCTGTTTGCTATTATATAACGAGGTCTATTGTGACCTTAAAATCAATGGAAAGGACTATGATTTGCTTAAAAATCAATGATGTGGGTGATGATACTTTCCGAATGGATTTCGAATCCTTCTTCAGTGGTCATATTATCAGTTCACAAGAATATGCCTGTTTGGTCTCGATTGACGAACTTTATTACCTCATCGCTTATAATTATTCAAGTGTTTCCGATGGGGTCATTGACCTAAATTTCGATATAAGGAAATATTCGGATAGAAACGAAGCATTGAATGATTTCAATTCATTGGAGAATATCTGAAATTAAGATTTGTCATTTATAATACCTTCCAACACCCTTATTTTTTCATTAAGTTCTTTTATAGCATTTATCAACAAAGGGGTTAGATTCCCATAAGCAACTGATTTAAGGTCTGTTTCTGGATTGTAATTAACCACTTGAGGAATGATTGGCTCTACTTCTTGAGCAATGAGACCTATATGACTACTATTATCATTAATATTTACATATTCAACTCCATTTAACTCATTTACCTTGATTAAAGCATTTTCAATAGTTTTAATATCTTTTTTAATTTTCCTATCACTGGTCTGATATAAACGTCCATATAAATTAGCATCTCCATTTTCATAAATAATTAGGGTATTTGCCGGACAATTCCAATGAAGTTTAAGCTGTTGTTTCCAAGTTCCTGGATTATTATTGGTACCAAAATCCCCTAAAGCAACAAAATTGGCATCTCCATATCCTAATTTGAAATGTCGCTGAAAAGTTGAGCCAGAGTTTTTTCCAATGATTAGGAATCCCGAACTATTTAAAATAGAACTATTTCCAATACATAAATTAGTATCATTTCCATTTGTAATAGGATTATTATTACCAATACCAACGTTCCCATTTGATTTTATTCTTACTCTTTCAATAAAATTAGTGTTTCCATAAGTAGAATCTGAACTATTAATTCTGATGGAAATTCCTTCATTAGCACTCCCTGCATCTATAAAAGCGGTAGAACTATCATTAAAAATTCTAAGATAATTACGTTTATCAGTTGTCATAGTTGCTATCACACCATTTACGTGTAATCGTTCTTGTGGAGAAATAACCCCTACTCCTATATTTGAATTAATAATGATATTATTATGAAAAGTAGTGATTGTATTTCCATTTCCTAAGTCTCTTCCAATATTTATATTTGAGTTATTAAAATAAAGAAATGATGATTTATAGGTCGACGTTGAAATACTGATTTCTGTGTTAGTAAGACAATCAAAATTAAGATTATTATTAATATTTAAGTTATTGGAATTATCAATTCGCAAAGCTTGTCTAATATTACAAGTACCACTACCTATGATAAGATTTGTATTTTCATTATTAATTATCGAATTTTTAAATATAGATAATCCATTCATATTCGAATTATCACTAATTCTTAGCATCACATTCTGATTATGAATATGGAGATTCGCTGTCGGATTCGTAATACCAATTCCAATAAAACCACCCGATTTAATCCTCATTCTTTCATCTGAAAGACCTATCGTAGTTGTATCCATCGAATTTCTTGTTAAAAATAGTAAATCTCCTGTATCAAAATCCCCAGTTTTTAAATGACGTATACCACATTTACACCAATCCACATCATCGGTATTTAGAAAAATCGAAGAGATTTTTAAGGCACTTGTATGAATAGTTGATTTTGGATTTGAAATACCAATACCTATATTACCATTGTTAGATATATATAAAATACCCTGATTACTTGAATTATTCCATTGATATCCATCTGTACTTCTATAAAAACTTCTTGAATTACTTGAGAAATAAACACGAGGATTTCCATCAATTGTTCTATGCCATTTATTTATTTCAGGTCTTATTTCATTCATAAGAACCTCGCCATTGAAATTAAAACCCCTCATTTCATTTTCATTTATCATTTGAATATAATTTGAATTATTTTGAATACCAATAGAACCCAATGGTAATGAATTAGAGTTATAAAATGAAAATTGAGAATTATTGATATTTATAAATTGATTGGTATCATCATTAATTCTTAAAATCCCATTTTTAATCTCAAATCTTTCTTTGGGATTATCGGTACCAATTCCAATATTTGAATTTTTAAAATGAATGATATCAAATGAATTAGCATCATTAATCATAAAAGCTTTATATCCAAATGTAGAGGGAACTATTTTAAACGATGAGTTAGAAGTTGCTCTTACAACTAATGCCATTTTTTTATTATCTCATAGAAATTAAAAAATGATTTTTATTGATATGTAAATAGTTATTGATGAGTGACAGTTGTATTCGTTTATATGAACAAACAATTGATATCTTAGTTTATGATTTTATGAATAAATACCAATCGCTCAAAACAAGAGGGATTGATAAAGATAAAATAAATGATTATATGAATGAATATCAAAGAAATAGAATTAAGAATTTTACTGACGACATATCAAGAATTAAAGCAATTTCAAATCCTCTTATATTTCATCATTAATTTCTTTGAATAAGCTTCGGCGTATTCATAGGCCATTACTTCAAATGGATGTTCCCCTTCAATAATAACAACATCACCAATACCTTTAGGAAAATCTGATTTATAATAAGCAACCAATTCCTTTCCATCCTTATTTTTATAAATATAAGTATCTAAATCTGGATTCGCTCTAACTTTACTATCCTTCAATCTTGATATGGAATATCCATTTTTATATAAATAACTATCGATAGCCTCTTTATTATATCTTTGGTAGATATGAGTGCTTTCGTGTATCAAAGTCTTCACTAATTCAGTATTTGAATAATTTAAAATCAATGGGGATAAAAAGATGATATTTGCACGAGTATGAGGAAACCCTTCTTCGTATGAATTAGAAACTAAAGCAAATGTCCAACTTTGATTGTTATTGAAATATTTGAGGGCTTCTAAAGCACAAACCCTAAGTTTATGTTTTTGTGTTTCATTAAACTCCAAACAACTATTTATAGCAACTTTCAAATAATTATCATTAGTATCCACATTTCTTGCCCTCAAATCATAAATACTCAAATTTCTTATATATCCATCTTCATCTCTTTCCATAAATTGTTGTGTTTCTTCTTTTGTTAAGAAATCGATGTCTATAATTGAAGAGGGATAGAAAATAATATAAAGCAAAATTAAAATAATGACACCAAATGCGATGGATATAAATAAGGGATAGCGATATTTATCTTTCATTTTATAAATACATAGATAATAATGGACTATCATCTTTCTTCTTTAATATCAAATATTTGTCGATGAATTCTTTAGTAACTGTAAAAGGAAAATTAACAATCTTATCATCCATAGTTATATATCGATTCATATTAATATAACTATAAATATTATTAATATTTCTTTGTAAATTTCTAACACCATCTTCAGGAACAGTCATATCAATGATATGATATATCATTTCATCACTCAAAATAACATCTTTATCTGTAAAATTATAAGATTTGTAAATCACTTCTAAAAGACTATGTTTCACTAAATTCAATTTTTGTTCTCTGTCATATTTATCAACCGAAATAATTATCATTCGGTCTCTTAAAATAGGATTAATATTCTCAATATTATTAAAAGTAAAGAAAATGATGGATTTTGATAAATCCAATTCAATCTCTTCAATATACTTATCTGTAAACTTATCATTCTGTGTGGCATCTGTAATATGAATAAGGGTATTTATTATTTCCTCACCATAACGACTGTTTGAAACCTTATCCAATTCATCAAAGAAAAAAATGGGATTCATTACTTTTGTTTTTATTAATTGTTCAACAATTTTACCATAAGTAGACCCTTCATAAGTATATGAATGTCCTTTCAAATAACTGGAATCAGATATTCCTCCCAATGGAATAAAAGCAATAGGGTAATCAATAACTTTGGCAATCCCATCCTTGATGAATTTCGTCTTACCTACTCCCATAGACCCTTGAATACCAATCACATAACCTTTAGCATTAGGATTTGATATATATTGAGCCAAAATCCTAATCAATTGTTCTTTAGTCTCATTATGACCATAAATATTCTTATCTAACCCCTTCCTTATATCCAATAAAAATTCAGAAATACCTCTTTTATTATAATTGAGCTCCTTATAAATCCCTAATGGAAGTTGAGTAATTGTAGAAATCCATTTACTCAACTTTGAATATTCTGATGAAAAAGGACTTAATTTCATAAAATCCTCATATTTACGTAAGATGGCTATTTTATTAGCAACTATGGTATTCATTGACAAAAATTTAAATCGCAAGGGTTCTTTAAAAACCTTATAATTATCAATTTGTTTTTCAATATCATAAATTTCCTCTTTTTTATCAATACTTAAAGATTTGAAGTAAGTGGCTTCTTCTCTTGAATACTTCAATAATAAATCATTAAACTTTCCATAATCTCTATTACGTCTATAATTACCCATTATTATACTTATACACAACAACGATAATAATAATATTTACCACTGTTCTCGTTATATCGAATTATTTCCACCAAATCCCCTTGTTTTAATCCAATCCATTTCGCAATTACATCTGTATGTAATATCAAGGGCATTTGTCCTTTTGATTTAATTAAATATTTTTCCATAACTTCCTTTGCCTCGTCAGGAGATAACTTTCGATGAGGTGGCACCAATTCGTGTTTTGTGGGATTAAATAATAGCTCATTCATATGAAAGAATTGAAGCATACCATTATTCTTTTGAAGAATCTTATCAATGATTGATAAATAAGAAACTGAAGGGGTTGTTAACATATCATTATTAAAGACAAGAATTATATTATTTTTACCATTATATTTCCTAACAAATCCATCGAGATTGGAAGCATTTTTCTTTAAATCATCTATGACAGCACTTCTGAGATTTTTGGTAAGAGCAAAGATAATTGCTGTATTAGAGGTATGAAAATTTACTGGATAATTTTCATTAAAAAAGGTTTCACGATCCAATTCTACCTCGTGTTCCTCAAACTCATCTATATTATCACCTCGTGCGACGAGCATTTCCTTAAGATTTTCAATAACATAATCTATTTTATCAATTTCCATTATTATTAATCTTTTCTTTCTTTTTATATATCATTTTTTATTTTTATAAGTAAAGAGAAGTATGTTACCTTTAATTTTCATATCACTGGTATGGGGTTTGATTCCTATTATTATAAAGATATATCTTTCTTTTCTTCCATATATCTTTATAATATTCATTCAAAGTCTTGTATTATTATTTTCATCTTTGACATATATCTTCTTTTTCAAATCCAAGGAGTTAAAGGAAGGATTTAATAAGATAACGATAAAAAAATTATTAATTTTAATTATCACCTTCTTTTTTGCCTCTTTTATTTGTAATTTATTATATTTGGATGTATTGAAAAACCATCATATCAGTGCTCCAATCATAATCTTTACATTAACACCAGCAATTACTATCTTAGCCTCCTATCTAATCCTAAATGAATACTTGAACATTCAACAATTATTTGGATGTTTATTAGTATTTATTGGAATTTTCATCATTTTCTATTTCAAGAAACCCTTATAATTATCAATGAAATTAAATATAAATTTCAAATGTTTAGATGCTATTTTACTTCCAGATGAGGTCTTTAAATACCTTTGAATCTTCAGAGTCCTCTTTTTCATATTCCTAATAATTTCATTAAATGAAGGTTGTTCGTGATTTATGATATTAAATGATACATATCTCATTACACCCACCGCACCTAAGCTATTAATCCTATCTGCGTCTTGAATAATAAATAACTTTATATTTCTTTTTGTAAATTTACGATTGAAATCATCGGTTTCTTTTGATAAAGAAGTGTTGCTCGCCAATCGAATAATCTCCAATTTATCATAAGTTCTTAAACATCCATATCTCCTCAGATAGTTGCCAATGATAGTTGATTGTTTTTCATTTGAATATTTGCTATCACCAACGTCGTGTAACAAAGCACCCATTATGATATGAAATAAGTCCCTTTGTTTATAAATACCCTCCATTTTTGCCAGTTTTTTTGCCAATTTAACTACGAGAATGATATGATTATAATCGTGACTAATATCATTAAGATTATCCATATAATTCTTCACAAAAATTTCAGTTTTATGAATAATATCTTTATAGGTCATTGATGATAAAAATAATAAAAATAATCAATTTTTCTACTCACTCTTGATTCTAAATCCTTTCCATCCTACCTTACTATCATAAATACCATACGTCTTCTCGAAGTAGGACTTAAGTTGATTTCTATCTGGCACCTTCTTAGATTTGGAGACATTCTGAAAACTCCAAGCCTTGAAATCATTAAAGATATCAGTGATGCCAATCTTTTCTTTAGACGCTGGGTCATTGATAATATTATCACTGATATATTGACCAATCACATCATTATTATTCTTATACTTCTGAGTAGCATTAATAACCTCACGAGGTTCATTAATCTTCACTGGATTAATTGACTTATGTCTTTCAATTAACATAGAAAGGAAGATATCGGCATATCTTTCCAATTTCTCACTCAACTGTAAATCCATCGGAAATTCATTTGGCTTCTCAGGGTCAGGATGTTCACAGAATTTCGATGAAAACTCAATCACACGAATTCTTCGCCAAGTTCCACCATCATCACTCGGTACCTCTGGAAGTTCATTACAAGCCAATATCATCTTAAATTGAGGCTTAAACTCATAAGGCTCCTTATATAGACCTCTTGTAAGAATTCTATCATTACCCGAAAGTTCTTTCATATATCCAATATTAATCTTATCATTTTCACTCGGTTCTTGTAATACCGCAAATCTCCTTCCTTTCGTCCTCTCTACTTCACCTTGAGCTGAATTAGATGCTGCTCTCTTTTGTGTCAATAGAGCGATTGGTAAAGTAGCATAATAATCACCAATTGCTTTTTGAATTAAATCTAAGAGACGACTCTTTCCATTACTACCTTGACCTGTGAAGATATAGAAACGCTCTTGAGCGATACTACCATCAATAGCACAAGCAAGGATATCTAATACATAATTACGAAGATTTTCATTTGTAAATAATTTATTAAAGAATTCATTAATTTCTGCAATTTCCAGTGATTCTGGATTATAAGGCACATAAATCTTATTTGTACATAGATAGATATAATCATCTGGCATTCCTTCTCGAAAGATATGTAATTTGAGGTCATATACCCCATTCTCAAATCCGAGAAGATACGCACGATTATCCAATAATTCCTCAAACTTTTCATCTATAAATAGACATTTACACTCCTTCATTACACTCTCCTTAAATGCCGATTTCTTTAAATTTAAAGAGATTTTCAATGCTGCCTGAGCTCGTTTATTATAAAACTCCTTCTGACCCTCGTCAGTGGTTTCAATTACCTTTTGATTGAAATATTGTGCTCTATCTGTAAATTTCTTACAAACTTCCTCACTCAACTCCTTTCTTAATTTCAATCCTTCCTTCGCTTTCACCCATCTATGACAATCCTTATCATATTTATACCAAGTATCTTTATTTACTGCTTTATATTCCCCCTTATATATCGCTTGTACCACCTTGGCTACATCATAATGAGCACCATCCGTGGTAAGAGCCATATCAATAAGAGGAATTATGGAATTGTTAATAATCTCATTATATCGCTGTGGGTTATCTTGTTTTGACCACCATCGCAATGTTCCCATACTCAAATGCTCCTTCTTCATCTTATCCCATAATTGCTGACATTCACCTTCCACAAATGAGCTACTAATCTTGGAAAATTCAATCCAAGTATTCAAGAGACGATAATCGATATTCCTCAAAGCCCAGCCCAGATTAATCCAATCATCATATCTATCAGCTCTTTTATGTGATAAACACTCATTCACCAAATTCTTAGCCAATTCAAATTCATCATCATTAATATAATTCTTAATAATATTTGTAAGTTTAGACGAGAAGATGTTATTATCCAACTTCTCTTTTTGTTTCTTATCCATCATAGGTAATACGTGACGAATATACTCATTAATATCATTTTCCCTATCTGCTTTTGTAGCAGTCTCATTCGCGTTAAATTTACGCATCGAAAATAATCGAATATAATCAATTTCATCCTTGGCAGTTGATATATAATCAAAGAGATTGGTTGATGATTGAGAGGTATCAAATTTATAAATTTTTGTAACTCTATAAGCATCACAATCAGGTTTCTTACTTCCATACATTTGCCAGCAATTGGCACTAATAATTGCCTTATCAACGATATCATCAGGAATGGCACAGATATCAGTGATATTAAATATCTCCTGTGCTTTTTCGAGGATTTTCGTGCGAATGAAATATTGAATATTATTATTTACTATAATATGTGGAAAAATTATGTGTATTCCATCTTTGATTTTATTTCTAAATTCAGTAGGATTAGGCTTTTCCATAACATAAGCTATATTTGACTTTTCATCAATATCTAAATAATGATTAATAATCTTAAAATAAGTATCCACTATTTTATGAACGTGTGCGTCATTATATTTCCTCGTAATATACTTATCTTCGTGTGAGTCTTTACTGAAACGAAAGTCTAAATCAACACGAATTGGACTGATATCCAATGGTTTTTCAGTAAAATAGAGAGAAATACCACCCGTAATCGCTAACGCATATAAATTAAGGAAGGTATCATAACATTCAGTAGGAATATTCACCGAAATTCGGGGATTTGCAATACTCGTATTCGTAAATGCTTTGCCTTTTTCAGACTTATATTTATTTATAAATGCTTGCAAATCATTCTTCGCTACTGACATATTATATTTATTTGATATATTTTTATATTAAATAATTTTTAATCATTTTTTATTTTTAAACGAATCGTCTATAAATAAGCATTTACTTTCAGTTATCACATCATTTATAAAAGTAGGTCTTCGTAGATTTAAAAACACCTCACTCGCTAATGTTCCCTTTAAATCATATTCATTTTTAAGAGCGTTATCAGTAGTCCTACTCATCTTATTCCAATAAAAGAAACATCTATCTATGAAAACCTTTCGCAAATCATTACTAATATCCTTCTTCAGACTCTGACAATTCTCATCTAATATCCATTCATTTAATTCATCATCATATTTATACCACTGGTTCTTAGATATATATTTATATTTGTAATTATATAATTCATAAAAGACCTTTGAAACATCATAAGAGGTATTGGTGGGACAATCATCCACCACTCTACAGGCTATCATAGCAATCATCTCATCGTATTTCTCAGGATTTGTGGTTTTAGCTATAAAAATTAATTTTTGAATGGGAAAGTTTACCTTTAAAAATCCATTCCATTTATCAGTATCATCATTTGATATAACCTTCCAAGTGGATTGTAAATTTTCACGGTCAATTGATTTCATTAATGAGCCTAAATAATCTAAATCTTCATATGAGGATAAACACGCATATATGAGTTGTTTAGCAAATATATAATCTCTCATTATTACTATAGTAAAAATTATTTTTAAATAGTAGAGTAATAATGGAATTTTGTAGTCCTTCGGCTACTAAAAGGAAGTATTGTTATAGTAAGGAATCTCTCGCAAAAATAATTAAAATATGGAATTTGTTAAACCCAACCGATAAGGTAATCGTTACGACTACAGATACCGTCAATGACGTAATCAATAAAATAAATGAAAAATTTAAGAAAGATTTACATAAAGATAATGTTTATTGGGCTTGGATTGATATCTTAAAACAAAAAGCAAAAGATAAATCAAAAACTGAGGTTATAAATGACTTAATTGAAATTGAAAAAAAAGAGTTGAGACCCGCTCAACCTCGCGAATGGGTCAATAATCCTGTCGAATGGCTATCCAATTATGATATCATTAAAGTAATGAGACAATATGAGGCGATTCCTGAAAATAAATATAGATTTCTTGGTGTTTTCTCCATTGATTTTGGGGTGAAAAGAAAAGTGGTTGATATCAAAACTCTTTTAAAATCTGGGGTGAAATATTTAGGTTTCATTACCAATCTTTCACGAAGTCACGAGCCTGGCACTCATTGGACTTCAAGTTTTTTTGTATTAGACCCCTCATTGCCTTCATTTGGAGGTTATTATTATGATAGTACTACAGGTAAGATTCCAAATGACCTTCAGATAGTCTTTATGAGTATCAAAAATCAAGTGGAAATGATTTTTAAAAAACCTTTTCCCATTGCTATGAATTATATTAGACATCAAAGAAGTAATACGGAATGTGGAGTTTTCTCAATGGCCTTTCAGGTTTTATGGCTTAATTTATTAAGGATTAATAGTAATACAGCATCTTTCGCTCAAGTTATTAAACAATCTCAATATACTGATGCAAAAATGAAGAAGTTGAGATTTGGATATTTTAGACCCAACATCATTCATTTAAAAAGAAGCATAAATAGTAAAAACAATGGATCCAAATAATTTATATCAGTCTTGTTTGAAGATGTTAAATGATAAATATAAAATTAATGATTATCCTAAAGATGTCTTTATGGAAATTTATATGAATATTTACAATGAAAATAAAGCCACTACCCCTAATAACGATTTAAACAAATTGGTTCTTATTGAAGTTCGCAATAAAGTCGAAAAGGATTTAAAGGAGCCTATAAATGAAATTAGTGATTTGGAGTTGAAGATTAGGGAAGCTGAGGCAATAAGAGCTTCTATCGCAAAAATGACACCTATAATAGGTGCTGTTAATTTAGATGGAGTTGAGGAAACTCAACCATCTACAACACCATCTCAAACCATTCACGTATCTAATTATCAACAAACAACTTCTTTACCTAAATGTAAAACTTTTATTGTAAATACCACTAAAAATAATTTCAAAATCAAATCAATGGTGGATGTAAAAACCTATTCCATTTATCCTTGTTATATTTGTATACCAGCTGATATTAAATATAAGACCCCTTATTTAATCCTATCATTAAATGATGGTGTTAAACAAAACAATTATACTTATATACCAGTAGATATCAATCATTCCAATTGGGATAATTGGAAACCAATTACTGATGATTATATGGAGATATCATTAGGCAATAACAATTGGACTATTAATTTCATTGACTATTTGGGAAATCCATTGGATATGAATGAATATCAAGTTATTGTAAATGATGTTTTAATGGTAAATAATAATTATACTTTGAATATCAACAAGCCTCAATATTTCAATATAAATGATAAAATTAAGATTATTAAGGGTAATGGATACATAAGTGATAATATAATCACGGATATTAATAATAATATAATTACTATTCATAAAAATAATTTGGAATTGAATGATTTTATGGATAGTAAAATCATCAATTATAAACACAACTTTTCGATAACCTTCAAATATCATATTAAACAACAAGGATAAAGATTAATAATAATACAATAATAGCTATGGTTAATATCTCAAGTTTGAACTTCAATTTTATTTTTTGATTTGTTGATAACTTTGTCGGCTTATTTTCAGGAGAAATATTTATAATTAATAAATATACTAAATAACCAATAATAATCTTTAATAATAGATGAATTAATATTCCAATCGAATTCGAATGCATATTTAAGTAATTAAAAATGAGACGTAATCGAAAGATATCTATATTAATAATCATAAATACAATCAAAAATACGATTATATAACTCGCAGTGTAGTAAATGACTGCATTATTAAGAGTGGTAACGGTATTTCTGTCGATGAATTTATATGTGAGTTGTAAAGCGATGATACGAAAAACAATTATAAGGAAAATGAATATTAATTTATCATAAAAGGTAATGGCCAATTCTATTTCTGGGTCAAGATTACTATCATAGACTGTATCATACAACTTGGCCTTTGCTATTTCAGGAAGACTATTTTTACTATCAGTTTCATATTGATATAAAATTCTTTCAAATAAATTGGTTCCTGTAGGGTCATAGAAATCTTTAAGAGCCTCTTCTCTCGTCCCATCTTTATCACCAGTGATACCACGAGATGCCTTTAGTTTTTTAAAGTTATTAGTAATCTTATTGATATCATCATCTTTAATTTCTTTTTCTTTTGCTTTTTCGACGATTTGATTTATGATATCTTTAAATTTACCACCTGCACCACCCTTTTTTCTGTAATCTACCGGTTGATTTAATAACTGAAAGGTTCTTTCTAAACTATCTATATTTTTCTTTTGGAAATCATATTGTTTCGATAATTTATCTAATTCATTTTTATAAGCATCAATATTTTTCTTGTATAAATCAAGATAATCACTTATCTGTTCAAATAATGTTTGGCTTTTGTCATTTTTCTTATAAAAATAACTTAGACTTGCTTTGATAAGATTATCACTACTATCTTTAAAATTACTTAAATAGGGCAACAACTTACTTTTGATATTATTCAATTCATCGACAAGTTCCTTGAGAATTTTTTGTTCTGGATTATCGCCATTTTTATAAGAATCAATTTCTTTTATTAGGTCTTCATTATATGAATTAATGATTGATTTTATATATGCCATTCTTTTATTAAAATCTTTATCTGTAGCAGGATCCGGTAAATCTAAGTTATATATATCAGTTCCCATTTTATCCTTATTTGAGGCTTTATCTGATAAAAATTTTTCGATAGTATCAATAAAATAATTATATTTGTTTGTAATTGATTTCTTTATTGTGTCTTTATCAGTTGTGGAATCAGGAGGTATTGTATCCAATTTAAATTCTGGAGTTTCTTTAAATTTTTTAAACTTCTCCAAAAATACATTAATAACATTTATACTATCCATTATTTTATCTATTTCAACTATTTCAGGTGGTTCTTTAGTTTGTGATGATTCTTGTTTTTGTTGTTGTGGTTGTTGCGATAGCACATAAGCTCCGCCTTTACTACTAATCTTATGTTTCAAAATAACCGCATTATAATCAAGCAATGATTTCTCTAATTTGCTTATATCGAATAAATTTCTTTCGTGTAATCCCTTTAATACAGGAATAAAAAAGAGGTTAAATAAATTTTCATTTGGTGTTTCTGAATAATTTTCGAACATCAAGGTAACAATCTCTTGAAAGTTATGATATATATCAATCACTGACGCATCTGAGGTTACATCACGACCCTTATAAGGATTTGAATAAAGAAATTTAATAAACTCATTATCCAAATGTGTTTCTTGATTTCTCAAATAACTATTTTTAGATTTAATACTTATAAATAAAGCCGCGAAAGAAGTTATATCCATATCCAATTTTACTTGCGAACGCATAAAACATAAGACCTCTTTTAAAAATGAAAGAAACTCAATTTTATTTAAAAATTCCTTATATCTAAGAATTATAAAATCAGTGCCTTGATAAGTAGATAATCCTAAATATTCATTTGAACTATTTTTGATAATCATATAGAGATACACGAGGGTTACGAAGTTATACGAAGAAACCTTTGAAAATAAAGAAGCAGAAACATAAATGGCATATGTAACACTTGTGATAAATGATGATAATTGAGGGTCATCGGTTAATTTAAAGATTGGTAATGGTGCCATCGTAGGTGCCTCTGAATAATCTTGATAATAATAATTAATTAGTGACCTCTTAGGTGGTTGCTGTCCCTTATCCTTATCAACAAAAGTCATTATCTCACTATTAATATAAAATTTATATTTATAGTCTTTTGTAATATTAAAATCTATGAAATAATAATCTCGTTTTAATATCGAAAATAGGTATTTAAAATTCTGTGGAATAAAAACTAAATCATATAACTCAAATTGATTTTCATTCAAAGTTGTCTTTACTGTAAGTGGTTTATCATCTTCAGCACTAAAGCAATAAGGCTTATTTTTAATATTAGGAATTTCATATTCCATATCATTAATAGTAATCTTAATAGTCTTATCACTACTTAAAATCTCCATTACGATGAAAGCATTCAAATCTGCCATATTATCAATAGTAATATTCGTATCCTTTGTGAAATTGTATACAAATTGAATGAAATAATTGACATCCTGAGTGAGATTCTTATCTTTGGTCGGTGGAGTAATAGTGAGCGGCTCTGTTTTAAATAAGAAATCTTCTTTAGCAATTAAATCATCAATTTCTGCCTTTATTTCCTCTTTCGTTTTATTGATATCATTGTGAATTCCATTAATTGATAATTTTAATGTAACAGCCCCAACCTTTTTATAAAAGGGATAAATGAAGTTAATAAAGAGATATCTCTCAACTAATTTTCGATTTGCTAAATAATTCTTGATAATTGTATCGGCCTCATTAAAAGAACTTACATATTCAAGAAATAGTTCCTTTGTTTGTGTCATTATCTTTGATATGATATCTTTGATGATAAGAATGATATCATTCGTATATTTATTATTTTCAATTATTTTCTTTAATGCCAGAGTTAATGTTTGGTCTTTATTATAAAAACCATAAATATTCAAAACGAAATATAACTTATAAATTGTGATTGAGGAAGCTTCAAAATCTTGATTCCCTACGAAATTAAAAAATAACTTTAATACCTCTGTTAATTCAAATGTATTCGTAACACCACCACCAGAAGCCAAAAAATCATCATCAGCTGGTGCTGGTGCTGCTGGTGCTCGCGGGGGAGGAGGGGGTGGTTGCGTATTAATATCTATTATTTGAATAAGTTGAGTTTTTTGTTCTTGAGTTAAAATATCGGATTCTTCTATATTTTTTTTGATAGTTGATATTTTACCTAAATTCTTCTTTATAAACTCATCAAATGTGGTCTCATTTATAATATCTTCTCTTAATATTTTTATTATTGTATCTATAGTTTTTATTTTTTTCTCTTCTGTGGGTTTAGAAATAAATAGTAAATGATATATCACATTTAATATATTATTAGTTTCAACATCTGTAATAATTCCTGCTGTATAATACTTTTTTAAACGATGTAAAATAACAGGTTCTTCGTATCTCATTAAAATCCTAAATACACGATAATATTCTTCATTCACATCTGCGTTAAGTGATTTTAAGACCTTAGTAAAAGTTTCTCCATATTTTTCTTCTTTGATTTGTAAATAATCTGACAAATAAATACATTTAACTCTATCGGTATCAAGTTCAACTTTACCTTCAAAAGAATATTCTTTTTTATATTCGTTTTTATGTATTTCTTGTAATATTTTTAATATCACGGCTTCTTTATTTTCCTTTACAGCATCAATTATATAATTATAATATGATGTTAAATTAGTTCCATTCTTAGAATATCCAATTAATTTCATAATATTATCATATTTCTCTTCAGTAAAAAAAGGGTCATCTAAATAAAATTTCAAAAATACAATTACGCGTAAAATGGTTATTTTGTTATCAATGTTGATTAAGTTTTTACTATCATAATTAGTTAATAATTTAAAAATATTTGTGAAATATATTACATTATCTAAAGGTTTTTCTATAATGGTAGATTTAACTTTTTCAGCTAATGGCTTAAATGTGTCTTTATATATAAAAAAATCTATTTTTGTTTGGGAATCGAGATTATTATCGTATTTTAATAATAAATTGGTAAGAAATTTATAAACCTCATCGTTTTTAATTTTTATTATAGCACCAATTGTTTGAGTAATATCTCCAGGCATATGTTTTCGAAGACATTTATTGAATTCTTTACTATCACAAGTAGTATTTATTTTATATATTGCTTCATTTATTTTGGCTTCATCAGATAAATCCTTCGTTTTATCCTTATTAACATTAATATCTAATACTTTAAAGTATTCATCAGTTATTTCATCAGTTTTAGGTTTCTTAATTTCCAAAAGTTCTAATATTTCTGTCAATAACGGTATTAACTCTTTACTTGAGAGCCTATATTCATTAGTATCTATATAGACCTTTCGAATATAAGCTTTTAAATAATGTTTTAGATATTTCTTGGCAATATCGTGATATATAACATAATCAACTTTTAGTATTCTCGCAATTAAAATTAATAATTCTCTAATATAATCCTTACCCAATTCTCCTTTATAATTGGATTTATAGTAATTATAAATGGTTAGTAAATCGATTAATTTATCCTCCTTCGTTATGTCAGCAGTAGTTATAGTATCTGGTTTTCCATAATAGAGTTTATAATAATCTTTTAAGGATTTTATCTTTGAGGAGTCGTCACCCATATATTCATAAATTTCTTTTATGTCTGTAATTTCTTTGTCATTTGATAAATTATAAAGAATTATTAATATTTGAGTTATTATTGTTTCATCATCATTATCATTCAAATAATTTTGAAAATATTTAGTTATCATTTTAAGCATCTCATTAACAGCAGTTTTATCTGATAAAGTTTCAAACTTAACTCCTGTGAAAGTCCAAGTTTTTGTTAATCCATCGACGAAATTCTTATAAGTTGTTATAAATGATTTCTTATTTGCTTCAATATTAGATTTACTGATTTTACTGATTTTATCTAATTCAACTATCTTTCTTAAAAAATCTTCAGTTCCCTCGATTTTCTTAACAGCCAATTCAAATCTCTTTTCAAGTTTGGTATATATATCTATTGCTTTAGTAAAGTATTTGAATTCCTTCAAACTTGCCTTAATTTTTCTTTGGTGTACCATCAAAATTTCCTCGATTTTTTTAATAATTGATTTAACAGTTGCTGTATCATCATCCGTAACCTCAGTTAATTTATCTGTTATCTTTTTTTCTAATTTATAACGTATTATATCTTTATAAACTTGACTTTGTCTATCAAATTCTGGTTTTAAATAAATATCCAAATGTTTTTGTAAATCATCAATATCATCAATAATATCATCATTAGCAACTTTTTTAAGAATTTTTGTTTCTTCCTCTGTAAATTGATTTAAGGCTTTTGATGTAGTTTTTGATGTAGGAACTAAATTACTTATTTTTTTCTTTCCAATAGTTTGATTGATATCTATTAAAAATTCTAAAAGTTTTTCATCTTCAATGGTTTCATCATACTCAATTTTAATATCATTTTTATTATAATAAAATACTAATAGTTTTATGAGGAGCTTTGGATATTTTCCATAAGTAGATAAAAAACTGGATTCTTTAATTTTACCTATGATAAAAGCATCTCCTAATTTTGTTTTTAATTCTTCATATTTATTATCTGCCACTATTAATTCTTTAAATAAATATTCCTTATAGGTTTTTTCACCCAAAACAAGTGTGAATAGTTCTTTTTGTAAATCTTCTTTAGATTCATTGAAAAATAGAAATGAATATGACAAAATTAAATTATTTAATTCGGATATATCTATAGCTATAGTATTATTTGGATAATTTTTAATTACAAAATTACATAAATCTTTTATAATTCTTTGTAATTCTTTTTTTAATATATCTCGATTATTTTTCTTTTTTTCAAATTTAATATTGGTATAAGTAGTTTCTGTAAATTGATTAAATTTTTTAATTATTTCTGGTTTTGATAAATCCTCATTTGGATATTTTCTAATATAATCAAAAAGTTCTGTTTGTTTTTTAAGTTCAGTTAAAAATCGATATGATTCAAGTTTACGAATATCATAATCATCTTTAGATGACTTAAATGTAGTGGTTACTATATTACCGGTAATATCAGCTATAAAATCATCATACCCCTTTTTAATCTCTGGGTTTTCAAAATCATCAATTGTCTTAATTGTCTTTACAAATTCCAGTGTTTGGGGCTTTAATTTATCTTTATGAATATCTATTATAGCTAAAATAGCATCAGTTAAATGAACTATATCATTATCGTCATACGTTTCATTGTTGCCTCCACCTCCTGTTTTTTTGATAATACTATTTAATTTTTCGAGAAGAAAATCTAATGATGTTTTTATGAAAGAATCATATAAACTTTTTAATGTCTCCAAATGTAAATCATCAAATAAGTTTAATATGGTTTTATCTGGACTAATGAATTGATAATAATTGTCTTTTAATTTAAATAATATTTGTGTGAGACGAATAACCTCGCGATTAGTTGTTTGAAATGTGCTAACAATCATTGATTTCTGTTCCTGTTTAAGCAGAGCTATAGCTTCTCTTAATTTTAAAGTAATCCCATTTTCTATCAATTCAATAATAGAATTTTTGTTATTATTGAGAATATCTTTATTTGCTGCCATTTCATTTGGTATTTTTGATATAATTCGCACAGGTATTTTTAATTTTGATGAAATAATTTCTGTAATTAAATTAATTTCATCAATAACTGAAATTCCTCTTGAGGTTACATAAAAATCTATCAATTGACAATAATACTCAATGATATAATAATACTCAATTATCTTATCCATATCAGTTGATTCCATATTTGAAATAATACTATCTACCAATTCCTGTCGAGGTTTTCCTTCTTTGTCATAACTTTCCTTTACCTCAGATAATAATGCCTCATATTCTCGTCTTTTTTTATCCTTTTCCTTTTGTGTTTCAGCATCTTTTTTAAACTTCTGCATAGCAGCATCTCCTGTTGCGAGGTTTTGTTGAAACCACTTCTTTGTATAATCTGTAATATTTGGCGATGGTTGTTGCTGTCTTATCTGACCAGCAGGTGGTTGTTTTCCTGACTGACCTGAAGGTGGTTCTGATGGTTGTTCCGACTCACCTACAGGTGGCTGTTTTGATGGTTCTTTTATTTGATTTAAATTTTTCATAGCTGCGGAGGTTATAGGCGATGTTTGAGTCATTGAATAACTTTTAATATCGCCAACTTTTCTTTCGACATCAGAAACGTTATCTTTACTGATTCTTTTACTGATAGTTTCACTTGATGATTTAAGACCCTTTGCCTTTTCAATAACAACATTAAGATAATCAATAATATATTTATCTTTCTTTGAATAACCAACTGTTTCTAAAATTTCATTTAAAGATTTTCGTAAACTTTCGGTTAAGACTTCATTAGATTCAGCAAGTTTTTTAATCTTATCAAAGGTTTCTTTAAATTGCTCATAAATATTCACATCTTCCATTTCTTCAGTGTCATCTGGATTCTCAAAATTAAAATCAGTTCCATAGAAATATCTATGAAGTTCTGCCAATTTTTCTTGTTTTATATAAGGAAAATTTCTCGTATCCTTATCAAACTCTTCCAATAATTGCTTATACAACCTCACCTTATTTGCGATTGCTCTATCAGAATAACCGGGAGTTTTATTTTGAGTTATATTTCTAACAAGTTCTAATAAAAGACCTTGTCTTTCAATATTTAAACTCTCCATTTATTTTATCTATTTAAATTATTTTATTAAAATTTCAGTGATACAATACTTGTCAATACCCAAATGATTGTTGAAAAGATTATGATTGAATTATAAATTTTCTCCTTTCTTTCATTATCTACACTTATATTTACTTGTCTTTTATCATTTCTTTTTAGATTGATTTTATCTATATTGATGATATAAGGAACGAATAATAATACAATAATAAAAGTTATGTGAATTAACAATCGTGATACACCATTCGCATATATATAAAAGTAGTAAAATAAATTTGGAATATTTGCGATTGATTTATTCGAAAATAATTGCATTACTGGATAAGCAATGACTACATTTACAAACATTGTTATAAATGTAAAAAGGATTAGATAGATGATGGCATAATAGAAAAAGGCTGAATGAAATGAATTTACAAGACTGGTATCTAATCCCCATTTGACTATTATTAAGGATACATATCGAATTAGAAAAGTGGTAACAATAAATACCACTCTATCCATCATCTTTATTTCCATCATCTTTGGATTTACATCATCCTTATAAGTATTATAAATTGCTGTTGCTTTTTTTACGATATCACTTTTACTCATTTCTTTGGTGGTTCCTTTTGAGTTATCTCCCACTAAATCATCAACTGTTTTAAGTCCTGCAGGTTGTATTACTGGTATAGTATCACGCACAACATTTATGAAATTCTTCATAGGTTCATCGCCTTTATTTAACGTAACATCAGCACCACCTTTTTTTGAAGAAGTCAGAGTTTTTAATTTATTTACAACATCATCACTGAAATTATAGCGGTCTTTTATACCATTAATAATGTCCTCTTTAATTTTATCACTTTCAGAACCAGAATTAATCTCCAATTGTTTAATTGTATCCATCAAAGCAGCAATCTTTTCATTTAATTCTTGTTTATAAATTTTGGCTTCCTTGGTAGTATAGAAAAATTTATCAAGGGTTTCGGGATTGCTTAATCCATTTACAAATTTCATATAAAAGTTATATCTTTTTGGATTTATCGACTTTAAATAACTATCCTTAAATATGAGGGAGGACAAATCAAAAATAGATTTCTTTGACGGTGGTGTACTATTTATCAAATCCTTAAAACCAAATAATATTCCACTATTCATTTTTGCTATTATCTAATAGATAATTAGATAAAACTAAAGGATACTGCTATTTACATATAAAAACCATAAACTGGTAAATAATAATAGGATTATAATAATTCCTATTAATATATAATTGTAATATAAGGGATAGTTATATTGAAGCAATCGTAACATAAAAATTATTAAGAATAAGAGAAAGATTAGTAATATTACTGCCGTTGGATAAATATTATAGTTATTAAAGTTATTATCTTTTAATTCCATTGTTTCATCTATTTTCTTAATGATTTCTGCAAGATTTTTATTATTAGCATCAGCATTTGCTTGAATTGCTCCAAGTTCATTCATTGAAACATAGGAAATTGGCAAGTTTTCCAATGGAAGATAATTCACATCGAAATAATTAAAAACACTCAAATCCTTTATATTATCTTCATTACCTAAGAAATAATTATAATAATCCTTTATATTACAAGTCATCCTTTTAAATTAATGTAGGTTCTATTAAGATAATAGCAAAAATAATAATGAGAATTATAAATGACCAAGAAACATTATCAGTGCTTATATTCAATTTCTTCATATCAGCTGATGTAAACTTTTCATATTTACTCGGCTTATAATTACTATCAATTCTAAAATTCATCTTCAATAAGCTATCATTCGTATGTCGATTATATTCCTTATTGAAGACATTGAAATTATTCTTTATTTTTTCAGCCACCATCGTTATCTTATTATCGGCCGATTGTAGTGTTTTTAATTTATCAGCACTTGGAGTCGCATCTGGATTCACCTCAAATGATTTTAAGTAAACTTTTATAATATTCATATATTTCACCATTAAACTATTTATTTGTTCAATAGATAACTCCAGTACCTTCATATAAATATCAATCTTGGGCTCTTGAGTGGTATTTTTCAACACAAATTTATCAATGGATTTGACACTTCCGGCATTTGAAAACATCTTATTATAATACTCTTGTAACTTATCCTGAATTTCTATGTAATCAGTATATTGACAGGAAATACCTGTGGTGGTAAGTAAATTAACAATGGCAAGTCTAAATTCCTTCAAAAATTCCCCATAAATATCAAAAGCATTATCAATATAACTTCTATTGTAATCATAATTCTTGGCATCCTCGCCGTCATTATTCCTCGTAATTTGATTCTCATTATAATTAGTATTATCTAAAAATGAAAGAAAATTAATCTCTGTCTTTATATCATTATAAATCCTATCTTTCGTATTATAAACGAAATATTCATAATTCAATCGTAATTGTTTAAGTTTTACCTTTATATTCAATTCCGTGGAAACAAAAACCCTCCTTATTAATGAAAAAAAGTAAACGTATTCTTGATTGATATAATAAATACTTGACGATTGGGTTGTTGAGGTGGGGTTTTCAATGTATTTCCCGCTTATTAAGCTTGTTTTATAATTATTAAATCTATGATAATTATCAGGGTCTCCTTGAGTGGGTGATTCGATATATTTATCAGTTACCCCTATTGCTGGGTATAATAATTTCACATCTTCGTTTTTAATCATATATGAATAAATCGTTTTATAGAATTGAATTTGTAAATGAAGAAGACTTTGGTTTCTTGTAGGTTCTCTTGTAGGTTCTCTTGTAGGATTATTGATATTATCATTTGTGTCAGCTGTGATAGATTTGCGAATTTTAGCAATAAATTTATCTAAACTCATTCCTGGAGAGAATTTTAAGGGTCTTTCCGTTAAGTTAACAGAATTAATCTTATCGTTATATTTATCCGTATAAATTTTAAACAAGTCCTTTAATTTATTATCTCTGCTAATCATAATATTTAAGGCGGTGTGTTTATTATTCATCAAATTTTTATAATTATGTGTAGGCTCATAAATTAAATATTTATTAGCATAAGTATTATAATTTAATACAGCATTTACCAATATGGATATCGATAATAATCCGATGATATAAATAAAGGCGGTATAATATAAGTAATCACTATAGCGATTGTTAATTGTCTTTAAGTAATAAGTAAGTAATATTAGTATTATAATAAGGATGAATAATAATTGAATTTCACTTTTATGTAATCCCAATAACTTGGGACACATATGATATAAGAAGTAAACGATTTCAGGAAACTCCGTTTTATTATTCATATAGATATTATGCTTAAAATTGTATTTTTTCAAATCATCCTCATATTTCTTCAATTGTTTATAATACTCCTCAACTATTATCTTATCAGCTTCGTAAAATTTACGGTGAGTAATAAACCCTTGAACTTTGGTTTTTATGTTTGAATCGAGACAATTGTAAAAGGGGTTATTTGTATTTATTTCAGGATAGGTTTGAAGTCTATCAATTTGATAGCAATACTTATTATTTTTATTTTGAAAATTGGCGGTATTACAATATTTAAATGTCTTTAATTGAGGTGGCTCAGGTACTTTCGAAGGTTTAATAGGTTCTTCTTGTTTATAAATATCAAAAAAGGTTGTGGTATCCATTGCCTTTTGAGCACCCCCTATTGTTTTATATTCATCAAAGGTTTTATTGAATAAATAGTTGTTGGCATAAAAGATGGATAGATATATCACATATATCAAAATTTTCATATACTTATCATAGGTAGTTGTTGAATCTGATTTTTCCACATAAATAATCAGGATGTAATAAACAAGGATGATAAAAACACAAATGTGAAAAAACTTACTCATAGTACCATTGGAAGCAGTGGTAAAATCAATTTTAAATACCAATTTTAGTATTAATGTCAAAGGATAAATAATAATGATGATGAATAGAAGAGTATAATTTACGAGACAATTTGGAATATATTCGTGACACGTGCCACAGAAACATTTCATTAGGACTTTCAAAAAAGACCAATTAGTGATATCATTTGGGTCATTTGTGGAGCAAGCTTGATTACCTTCAATAAAAAAGTTATGGAAAAGATAGCCAAACGCAATACACATTAAAATGGATAAGATAAAGACAGTTATATAATAAACATAATTAATCCAACTTTTATTAAAGACGTCTTTATTAAATTTATAATTGGGAATTTCATTATAAATCTTAAATCGGGCTCTTTCATATTCAAGCTTATTTTCCTTACACGTGGTTTCATTCGCCTTTCCATAATTATAAAGATATGTGTAGCGATAACAAAACTTACTTACACTAATCAATTCATCTATTATAATAATTAGTCCAATAATGAAAACTACTCCTATAATAATTGAACCAATATAACGACCATAAGAATTCAGGTCAGATGTCTCCATTCTATTTAATAATTATATTTATAATAATAACTATTATAATGACACTATGGCAAGAATTTTCAAATAATTTTAGAAAAATTATGGATGACATTGATGATTATAATCGAATTCTAAAGTTTGCTGTTACTTATAATCATAACCTCCTTTTTTATTCTCATACTGGATTTCCATTTGATTTATTTATTGATGAGGTAATTAAGGAAAAGTTTGGCATCACTCAAATTTATAGAACAGAGCATTTATGGAATAAGACAATCATCTATAATGAAAATCAATATTTCTTTGAAATTGATTTAAGTAATCCTTCTATGCCTAAGAAGTTTAGTTGTTTGAAAGATATGCTTCTTTTTATTATTAAATCGAGAAGTGTAAATACTGAGAAACATTTGATTATTATTAAGAATATTGATATGCTGGATGAATACTTCTTTGCCTTTCGAATTATTCTTGAAAGGTATTATAATAACTGTTATTTCATTTGTACCACAAATCAAATTAGTAAGATTGAGAATCCAATCAAAAGTCGTTTTTCCTTATTTCGCTTTCGTCTTTTTTCAAATCAAGAAATTCAAATGGTTTTTCATAAATATCTAAAGGGGGATTTGAATAACCATCTTATTAAAAATAATTGTAGAAACATCATCTTTGCCATTTTTGTTGCGCAAACTGAAAAAAATGAGCCTTTATTAATAACCGAGGACTTTTGTAATTTAGCTTATCCACCTTTGCGTGATTTCCTTAAATCCAAATATAGTCTTAATGATATTCGTCATTTGGCTTATAAGTATAATCAATATGATTTGAGTATCACTGATTTAACATTAGATTTATTAAAGTTAAATAAAAAAAGGGCTACTGGGATTATTGAGAATTCCATTGCTATTGAAAAGTTGTTATTACAATCCAATCGAGGTCGTGAACCTATTTTTATTGAAGCTCTCCTAAATCAATTGCTCATATAAAAAAATGATATTTATAATAAAGATAAATAGGAAAGAAAAATGGAGTTTTGTGATATCTGTTTTAATATGATTTATATTAAAAGTAATAGTTGTACTGATAAGGATGAACAAACTTTAATTAAGTTTTGTAAGCATTGTAAATATGAAAAGGAGGAAAAGGGAACACTTTCCATAAAAGTATCTGAAACCATCTATACAGAAGATGACCTTCTTTATAATCAGCAAATTAATCAATATTTGCGATTCGACCCTTCATTGAAAAGAATTAAGGATGATAATATTAAATGTACGAATTGTACTATTCCTGATGAAGAAAGACAGATTATTCCTATTAAATATCATCCGGCACATATGAAATATTTCTATGTTTGTGATAATTGTGGTTTTACGTGGAGAGAAAATAAAAAATGATAATCTATATAAAGAAGATTTATGGAAGTAGAAAATATGGCATCTGTTTTAACTTACACCAAACAACCATTCGATGAATGTGGAAAGGTTTTGGGCAGTTTAGATAAACCCAAGGTAAGTAAAATGATTATGACTAAATATGAGTTTAATGGAGTTATAAGTATGAGAACAAATCAAATTGCTCTTGGTGCCACACCATTTATCGAAGTAAGTGATGAAATTAAATCCAATATGGATTTAAGAAAGATTGCTATTGAGGAATTGAAACAAAACAAACTTCCTTATTGTATCAAGCGACCTCTTCCTAATAATAAATATGAGTTTGTGAAAGTAGGTGATTTAAATTTGAGTGCCGTGAAATATATGATGGATTTGTGATTTAAGATTTATTTATAATATTAATAATAATGATGTTTTTTTCTTTAATCCTTGCCTGTACATTAGATGGTGGCATTGGTGTTAATAACGCAATCCCTTGGACTATTAAAGAAGAGATGACGTTATTTAAAAAAATTACGACAGATGTCAATTGTTACGTTAAGAAAAATGCAGTGATTATGGGTAGGAATACTTGGAGTTCTCTTCCTATGCAACCTTTAAAAAATCGCATTAATATCATCATTACTTCAACACCTGGAACTATTAATACCAATGGAACTGATATCTTAGCATTTAAGGATTTGGAGGAGGCTTTTGAGTTTTGTGAGAGTAATATTTATATCGATAAGGTTTTTGTTATTGGAGGTAAGAGTCTCTATGATTTATGTTTGAATGATGATAGATTCTTAAAGAGAATTGATAATATTCATTTATCAGTAATCAAGAGTAAATATGAATGTGATACTTTTGTTGATTTTAAGAAGATTGTAAGGACTTTTAGAAATTATAATATGAATGATATAATTTTCAATTCTAAATTTCTTTATATTAAGTATAAAAGAAATGGATGAATACGGCTATTTAATAAGAACTCTTTCCAATAAACTATATGTAGATTTCTTGAATTACTTGTATGCTAAAAAAGATGTAATTGTTAATATCGATACCTCTGTTTATAATATTTATATTAAAATTAAAAATGAAAACGACTTTAATGAAATCTTAGAAAAAACAAAACAATATTATGGTAATAATTATGTTGCTGTAAAACCTACACCACCTATTCAACCTGTTTTTATAAATGGTACACCTGGAGTTACTCCTACTACTGAAGTAAATCCTACTCCTGAAGTAACTCCTACTACTGAAGTAACTCCTACTCCTGAAGTAACTCCTACTACTGAAGTAACTCCTACTACTGAAGTAACTCCTACTCCTGAAGTAACTCCTACTCCTGAAGTAACTCCTACTTCGGATGTTACTAATAATTAAGTGACTTTATTTTTTTGGTTTTTAATGATATATTAACTAATTTTAGTTATCCTAAAAAAATTATCAGGTATATCTAAACCAGCATTTGCAATACCAACAGATATTGGTTCCATTATAACTGATATATAATCACCACTATTAAAATATTGAATAAACGATATATATTGACGTTTAGAACAATCTGTATCATTTGTTTCCCATAACGTATTACCACCGCTATTATTTAAAGATGATGTATTATAATTAACTCTAATTCTTATTGTTCCACTACCTGAAAATCTTATTTTTACATATACTGAATATAGACCAGTTGTAGTTACATTCATATAATCACCATGAGATTCTAATCCTACACGAGCAGTAGTAATAGAGTTTGGATTATTATTTGGCCATATATATGCCCCAGCATATAATGCCATAGATGCAGATTTTGAAATAATACCTAATGAAGAAATAGCGCCTGATAGAGTTAGGGAACCAGTAATATTTACATTACCTACAACATCTAATGGATACTGTGGATTTATTAAACCAATACCAACATTACCTCCCATTGTTATAGAATTTCCAACTACGTGTAATGGTGCCTGTGGTGTTAATGTACCAATTCCCATATTTCCTGTATAATTAAAAACATTCGTTCCTGTTGAATTATCAATTTTAATAACATCAGAACCTCTAAATTTAAGTTGATATGTACAAACATTTGTACCGTCACCACTATCTAACAACATTTCAGTATGTGAATTTTGTCCAGATACGGCACCCCCGGTCGTTTGGAATTTTATTGCTGTATTAAAAAAGTTTGCGGACAAACGATTATATACAGTAATAAAAGGGTTAATTAAATCCCAAGTACCTGCCTGTGTGCTTAATGAAATATAATTATTAAAAGCAGAACTACCTACATAACTTACTAATGGTGAACCAAATGTATGTGGAAATCTATACACAATATTACTGCCATTGCCCATAATGGTCATACGGTTTTTACTATAGTCAGTTCCTGCAGTTCTAAATATAATATTACCATCATTTGCGGTTTCACTTGAATTTTGAAAAATTAAAGACCCAGATTCTGATGAAACATTAGCTGTTCCATTAATACCAGACGCCCCTATAAAAGACAAAGTTCCATACATATTTGTATCTCCACTTGAAGTTATAACCATTCTATCAGTATTACGTGTGGCCAATCTGATACCACCTGCGTTTTCTAAATTTGTTATATATGCATTACTATTAATGTCTTTGCCAACTACTACACCCTCGTTTTTATAATAATTATATATATCAACTTTTCCTTGATATAACATTTGCACCTGTGCTTGCGATAAAGCAAAGTCATATATTCGCAAATCATCTATTAATCCATTCATTGGTAAGGTACTTGTATCCATGTATCTTCCTATGTAAAAAAGATTTTGTGATAAAGTTAAAGCCGCTGATGTTGTAGATGCAATTGAAACACCATTTCTATAAATTACTCTTGCTGAAGTAGTTTTATCGAATGTATAAGTTACGTGTACCCAAGTATTTAAATCTTCAGGGTACGAAACAGAATAAAGGTCTTGTGTTCCTGTAGCCACACCTACATGTGAAAAACCATATTGAGAAGCATTAAAACAGCCATATCCCACCCATTGTCTTATTGAACCATTACCACCAAAAGACAATGAAAAGCCATTTGTTGTATTTTTAGGGAATATCCAACAAGAAATCGAATAAGATTTATCATTGACATAGGAAGTTAATGTAGCATTAGTGGATGAAAAGTAATTTGTAGTATCCATTTCTGCTGAACTACCGCCTTTTGCAAATTTTGATGTATTTAAGATAACTGATGAATTGTTTGTCAATGTAAAACCATTTGCTGAACTATCAGCAAGTAAACTATTAATATTATTATTATCAAATTTATACCAAGCAATAGGCTTAATTTCTATATTGAAGCGATTTGTTAAAATAGGATAACTTCTATCTATTGTAGAATTAAACAATTCACTTACTTGAGCGGCTGTCAAAACGGAACTGTAAATCCTAAAATCATCAATATTGCCACCAAAAGGCATATCTGCTAAATCAGCTCGCATATTAATGAATAAAGTATTAGTGCCACTGTTGGTGTTGAAAGTACCTGTTCCATTTCGGCTATTACTTAAAACACCATTAATATATACAATACAAACAGCAGGATTAGCACTTGAAACAGTTAAAACATAATGATACCATCTAAAAGCAGTAATAT